AAACACAAGTGAGACAATTTGTCCATTGTCCGAGGTCCAAAATTATGGTATCAATACCCCATGAACAGAGCAGACATAGTCGATCTCTATGGCGACGACGAACCGAACCTTATGTTCGCCGATGGTTTCGACGAAGCCATAGCGGGAGTAGTGTGGGACGGAGAAAGAACAAGAGTAGTTTACGACACGGAACTAATTTTAGAATTACTCATGGGGCGTAGTGAGATGACCTATGAGGAAGCGGTCGAATACTTCGACTATAACATTGCGGGATCACACATGGGAGAGTATACACCTCTCTATTTAGAAACCTAGAAAGGAATAACATGAGCGCATTTAAAGATTGGGTCATGGAAATCTATGAAGAACTAGAGGACCATGAATAAAATGAGAGAAGATTATCAAAAGGTTTATCAAAAAGCGTATCGAGAAGCCAATAGACAACGACTAAATGATAATCAAAGAGAAAAAAGAAAAAATAATCCAGAGAAATTAAAAGCTTATAATAAAAAATATAGGGAAAAACATCGAGAAGAAATATTGTTTTATAATAGAGAATTTTACAAAGCTAATAAGGAAGAGGTACATGCTAAAAACAAAGCTTATCTCGAAGCTAATAAAGAAAAAATATATGCTATTAATAAAAAATACAAAGAAAAAAATCCAGAGAAAATAAAAGCTATCCATAAAAGATACAAAGAAAATAACAGGGGTATTTTTACAGCTATTCAAGCCAAAAGAAGAGCAAGAATTCTACAAGCCACTCCCTCTTGGGTCAATTTAGAAACAATAAAAGAAATATATGTTTGCTGTCCTAAAGGTTATCATGTGGATCATATAGTACCATTAAAAGGTAAAAATGTTTGTGGTTTTCATGTTGAAAATAATCTGCAATATTTAAAAGCCAAGGAAAACATGCAGAAAGGGAATAGATAGAGATGATTAAACATCCCATGGTCCTTGTTACGTGGTACGACGCCAAAGACGGGCAAACCGGTTGGCATTCTGTCACCGACGTACAAAAAGAACCGTTGGCCGTGTGCCATTCAATGGGATGGATGGTAACACATAACGAAACAAAAACAGTGATCATGGCGGATTACTCAAAATACGACGCGGAACAAGATGGCGGTCGTCATATCGCCATACCAACGGGGTGGGTGAAATCAATTGCTTATCTCGATATAACCTATAGGGAGAATGAAAATGGACATGGATAGACTACTACAATCAGTAAAGAAACACGAAGGCTACAGAAACAAAGTCTATCTTGATACCCTAGGTAAGAGAACCGTGGGCGTCGGGCATTTATGCGTCGAAGACTTTTGGGAGGACAATAAGGAGTATGACGAAGAATTCCTCATGAATATCCTAAAAGACGATTTAAAAAACGCCATAGAAGGCGCTGAGAGGCTTTTAAAGGGTTGCCGCATATTAGACAGCCTTGCAAAAGAAATCATCATAGAGATGGTGTTTCAGTTAGGCGAAACAGGTGTAAGCAAATTTAAGAACATGTTGAAAGCATTAGAGGATGGCCCCGATTATCAAACGGCGGCAATCGAAATGCTCGACAGTAAATGGGCAAAACAAACACCTAATAGAGCAGCGGGTATGAGTGCGGAGATGGCTGGACTTGGCTAAACGTAAGAAAACATGGGAGGACTTTATGCCGTTTTATTCACAATGGTACTGGATGACTGATTGGTTAGGACATAAATGTAAAGCTTGGTATTTTGGTCCAAGACTTGATTGGATGTTTCTTGATAAATCAGAAAAAAAACAAAGAGAAAAAGAAAAGAAAAAGAAGAAATGAAGATACTTATATTGACGGCATTAGTCGCAATCATCTTATTATTGGCTCTAATTGCTCTAATGGTCTATGCCATAGGGGAAAAAATATCCCAAAAATAAAAGAGGTTGCTTTGTTATAGCGTTTGGGTGTATACCTAGAAGCTTACCCCCAAAACAAAGGAGACTATATGACGGCGGAAGAATTACAAAGTGTTATTGTGTATTTGCAAGACAAAATAGAAAAATTAGAATCACAAAAACTATGTGAATGTGGCACAACTGAGGCCCCGCCCGAATATAAAGCGACTCCTAAAGAAATGTTTGTAACTAATTACGATGAAGATGAGGAATGTTTGACGTGTTCAGCTTAGCTCTTCTTCCTCATATATCCGACTGTCATAAGATATCTCAAAAAGATCACAAATCTCCTTCTCTATTCTCTCGTATGTATTATCTTTTGGCTCAAAATCCTCTAATAACTTATTTAAAATAACGTATAAGACTGTCCGGGCGCCGTTAAGATCGGTCCCATCAAGGACTTTACCGTCCTGTGTTTTATATTTTAAGATGATTTCATCAGAATAATCACGAATACGGCGTGATACATTGTCTGACATCTCTATCATTGCATCTTTAAACTCTCGTTTTTGCATGTATACTCCTATCTTGACTCCATTGTTGAACCCGGCCCCGCCAATAATCTTTTTCTTTTCGCTCTAATTGTTCCCATCTTGCTTTTCTAAAGCCTTCTTTATCAAATCTATATCGTAAGTTCTTTGCTTGTTTATCATATTTCGTCTCAATTATATCAGACATTAAGGCCTTTCACGGGGTTTTCTGCAGTAAAATGTACGTTAAAAGCCATAGAACGGCGTTCTCCTTTACTTCTAAAAGGGTAGACTTGGTGTGTTAACCAACTAGGAAAAATATAAAAGTCTCCTACTTCTGGTTTTGCTAAAAAACTATGACGTGCAAAATGATTTGGTACAGAACCAATAAACTCTAGACAGCCCGCAGTAGGATGGTGATCTTCTTTTGCATACTCTTCATCAAACTTGGGAGGAATTTTTAAAAAGCATACACCCGACAAATTGGAGTCATGAATGTGTATCGGATTAAAGTCGCCAGCCCACTGACTAACAGCCCAAACACGAAACGCTACTTTTGTTCCCTCTGGAAGAAAATCGGGGAGTACTCGCTTCGTATATTCTTGCGATATGGTTGCAAGAAACTCTGGCAATCCTTCGATAGCCATATGATCTATACTTATTTCTTTTTTAACATTTCCGGCAAGGTTGTGACTCCAGTCACGGTCTTTACTTGCCTTCTCGTCCATTAATACACCATCTGCTTGCGCATTAAGTCCATCAACATATAATTGAGGTAATTTTGTTTTTAATATACTTGGTCCAAAAGGTTGGTAAATATCGAATGCAATTTCAACTTCTTCTTTTTTATCCATCAAATCTTTCCGGGTTTTTTGATAATTCTTTTTCGTGCTGTATCCACAGTTTACGTCCTTCTTGAACCATCATGTCCCACTCGATCGCGTCAAACTCTTTCACAGAACCATCTGTGTAATGTACTCTGACGCGGTTTATAGTTTTCCCGGAATCGGGATGAGGGGCGTGGAATTTAACAACTCCACTAACTATTTTTTTTCTTTTTTCCATCAGCTTCGGGAGGAGGAACTTGAGATTGACTAAATAATGCTTTTACATCTTTTAGTGCCTCTCTAACATCTACTTTTTCCATGATGATATTTTTTAATTCTTCAATATGATTAGCGTGATCAAAATCTTTACTCGTAATGTAAGTAGGATTATTTACTAACAAAATTTCTTTCGCTTCAAGTTCTGATAACTCTCCGTTAAGTTTTTGCAAAACAGCACTATATAATGCTGATCTAATTTTCATTTCACTCTGCTCTGACATGATTATCCTCTCCGTTCTGTAAGGTTGGTTTATTTTCTTCTTTGTCAATTAAATAACGTATAAAAGAACCCATAGACATATACATTTTTTCTGCCATCGGTTTTGCCTTTTTATAGGCGTCAATCTTAATTGCAACAGACTTATATTTTTCAATATCGGTCATTTCTTTCTCCTATATTTAGTATGTTCATTCATACAATGCCCATACATATGGGATTTTATAAAAATGTCAAGGAATAATTAAGTTTTTTTATTATTTTTAAAGTATTTCCATATTTCATCTGACTTAAAAATGTGAGGATATTTCTCAAATAAACCTAATGTTACCATTAATAATTTTTGTGTGTATTCCGGATCAACGGCATAGTTTTTTAAACTTTGAACTACATCGCGAACATCTACATTATCAGTCATATATTGTTTAATGCGAATATCTCTGTATTCTTCAAATGCACTAGATGAATTAAGTAAATCAATATAATCAGCAACACTCTCACATTTATTACCATATACTTTTAATAATACATTACTATTTAATGATTTAATATGTGGCTCTGTTCTATCAACTTGTATAATTCCATAAAAATTATTTGCTTCTGTTGCAAATCGAGAACGACCCCAATCAGATTCTAATATAGCTTGTGCTACACTAATAGCTACTACAACTCTTTCGTTAGGAGGAATAAAAGCATTATTTAATATTGTACATTCGGCAATCCCTTGAACAAATTGGTCGCGTGGATTAATATCATAATTAAAATCAAAACCATTTAATAATGGATTACATAATAAAAATAATGTTGCGCATAATTCTTTAAACATCGTCTTTCTCCATAAACTCGTATTCTACTTTTAATTTTACCTGTTCCGGTGTCCTTTGTCGACATATTCTTGTACCGGGTCTCCACGATTTGCGGTAACTGGTGGTTTTTACGTCTATTTTTCTCACTTCTCCTGTCTCTTTATGCACCAAAACCATATCTATTGGACCAGAGCCTTGCACATTACGAAATACCCAATAACCTTCTTGTAAAAATTTAATAATAGCTTTAAATTCACTAACATCGCCTATTTTTTGTTTATCTCGCCCCATGATGGTCCTATCTCCATGTCTACTTTTAAAGGTACTTTAAGTTCAACTGTGTTTTCCATTACTTCCTTGATCCGTGTTGCTTGTTCCTTGCTCTCAATAGAACAGTTTAATTCATCGTGTACTTGTATGTGAGAAATAATACCCTCTTCATACAAATCAACCATCGCTTTCTTTGTCATGTCAGCGGATGATCCTTGTATCAATCTATTAAGCGCCTTGTATGTCCATGCTCTCTTTAGATCACGTCCATATTCTTTTTCTGCTTCCCACAATGATAATGCTTTATGAATACCAAAAGCGCGTGGCTCCCATTTATCAAAACGACATTTACGACCAAGCAGTGTACGTAAAAATCCTACGTTATCCGCTTTCCGTGTTGCTTGTTCCATCAACTGTTTTACAAAAGGTACGTTCGCATGAAACTTAGCAAACAAATCTTCGGTTTCAAATTTATCTAAACCAAGTTCACTTGATAACTTTCCTTTACCCATACCGTACATCATACCAAGGTTAATAGTTTTCGCTGTTCGTCTGTCTATACCCGCCATATCTGCAACGGCTTGGTGGAAGTCTGGATCTTGTGTCTTATAGGATTCAATAACTTCATCAGCACCTTTGAGTCCGCCTCCTGTGAGCGCGGCAAAATGTACTAATACTCTTGGTTCTTGCTGAGAATAGTCAAAACTACCCCATTTGCAACCTTTATTTGGTACAAAAATGGACCTAATTAGAGGACCTATCTGCTTGTTTCGTGCCGGAATCTGCTGTAAATTGGGATTTGAGTACGAAAATCGTCCCGTTACGGTACCACCTGTGTCTCCTCTCATCTGATGTATGTCTGCATGAATACGACTTTGATAAGAA